ATGAGTGGTGAAAAAAAGGCGAAAGGCTGGCGGTTCTATGGTCTTGTAGGTTTTGGCGCAATAGCACTGCTTTCCGCTGGCGTCTGGGCGTTGCAATATGCTGGCAGTGGGCCAGAAAAAACGTTGTCGCCGCTGGTGGTGCACAACAATCTGCAAATCGATCTCAATGAGCCGGACCTCTTTCTCGACAGCGACTCTCTGAGCCAGCTTCCCAAAGATCTCCTCACCATTCCGTTTCTCCACGATGTTCTGAGCGAAGATTTCGTTTTCTATTATCAGAATCATGCCGATCGTCTGGGCATTGAAGGCAGCATTCGTCGTATTGTCTATGAACACGATCTCACGCTGAAAGATAAGCTCTTTTCGTCACTCTTAGATCAGCCCGCGCAGGCAGCGCTGTGGCACGATAAACAAGGCCATCTTTCACATTATATGGTGCTGATCCAGCGCAGTGGTTTAAGCAAACTGCTGGAGCCATTGTTGTTTGCCGCTACCAGCGACAGCCAGTTAAGCAAAACGGAAATCAGTAGCATCAAGATAAATAGTGAAACTGTTCCTGTTTATCAGTTGCGCTATAACGGCAATAACGCCCTGATGTTCGCGACTTATCAGGACAAGATGCTGGTGTTTTCCAGCACGGATATGTTGTTTAAAGATGATCAGCAGGATACCGAAGCCACGGCGATCGCAGGTGATTTGTTGAGCGGCAAAAAACGCTGGCAAGCAAGCTTTGGCCTGGAAGAGCGTACTGCTGAAAAAACGCCAGTACGCCAGCGCATCGTGGTCAGCGCCAGGTTGCTGGGTTTTGGCTACCAGCGGTTAATGCCTTCTTTTGCTGGCGTACGCTTCGAAATGGGTAACGACGGCTGGCACAGTTTTGTGGCGTTAAATGATGAATCCGCCAGCGTAGATACCAGTTTCGATTTTACGCCGGTCTGGAACAGTATGCCTGCCGGGGCCAGCTTCTGTGTGGTGGTGCCGTATTCACACGGTATTGCCGAAGAGATGCTTTCGCACATCAGTCAGGAAAACGACAAGTTGAATGGGGCGTTAGACGGTGCCGCGGGGCTGTGCTGGTATGCAGACTCAAAATTGCAAACCCCGCTGTTTGTCGGTCAGTTTGATGGCACTGCCGAACAGGCGCAATTGCCAGGGAAACTGTTTACGCAAAATATTGGTGCGCACGAAAGCAAAGCGCCAGAAGGTGTTTTGCCGATAAGCCAGACTCAGCAGGGCGAAGCGCAAATCTGGCGTCGCGAAGTGAGTTCCCGATACGGTCAGTATCCGAAAGCGCAGGCGGCGCAACCCGATCAATTAATGTCGGATTATTTTTTCCGCGTGTCGCTGGCGATGCAAAACAAAACGCTGCTTTTCTCCCTCGATGACACGCTGGTTAATAACGCCCTGCAAACACTGAATAAAAACCGCCCGGCAATGGTGGATGTAATACCCACTGATGGCATCGTTCCGCTCTATATCAATCCACAAGGCGTGGCGAAACTGCTGCGTAACGAAACGTTGACCAGTCTGCCGAAGAATCTCGAACCGGTTTTTTATAACGCCGCACAAACTTTATTAATGCCGAAGCTGGACGCTTTATCTCAACAACCGCGTTATGTCATGAAGCTGGCCCAGATGGAACCCGGTGCCGCCTGGCAGTGGCTACCCATAACCTGGCAGCCGCTATGAGGCACGGGCTGCTGGCGCTGATTTGCTGGCTGTGTTGTGTTGTTGCCCATAGCGAAATGCTGAATGTCGAACAATCCGGGCTGTTTCGCGCCTGGTTTGTACGCATTGCACAAGAACAGCTCCGCCAGGGGCCAAGTCCACGCTGGTATCAGCAGGATTGTGCGGGCCTGGTGCGATTTGCGGCGAACGAGACGCTGAAAGTTCACGATAGTAAATGGCTAAAAAGTAACGGTTTCTCTAGCCAGTATTTGCCGCCAGAGATGACGCTAACACCTGGACAGCGTCAACTGGCGCAAAACTGGAATCAGGGGAACGGGAAAACCGGCCCCTACGTGACCGCGATTAATTTGATTCAGTACAACAGCCAGTTTATTGGCCAGGACATAAACCAGGCGCTGCCTGGCGATATGATTTTTTTCGATCAGGGCGATGCCCAGCACTTAATGGTCTGGATGGGGCGTTACGTCATCTACCACACCGGAAGCGCCACGAAAACTGACAACGGAATGCGCGCAGTCAGTCTGCAACAACTTATGACATGGAAGTTGTATATTAAAATTTCATTAATTATCAATATGTTAATGTGCGCTGGTCATTATTAATCAAAATAAAACCATTATGATATTTCAATTTTGTCCCACTCCCGCCCGCGACTGTCCCTGTAACGCGCCGCCATTGAATCTGATTTATGCCCGAGAAGACGTTGAGCAAACTTATCGCCAATCTGATTCCGGTATAGCCTCGCCGACAGGCTGCGCAGTTCATGGAATGTTGGCGGGTCTCCATCAAATGAGAGTCCAGATGCATTTCTCGCCTTTGTAAAATACTTAGATACTGTTTTCGGGGAAAGCGGTTCGTGATGCGTTGATGCAATTATTGTTTCACTGCCGCTGGCCTCCCTGCATTTCTGTAGTGTATCAGCCAATGAGATATTGAGCGCGTCAATCGTTAGCGTCAGCGGAATGGCGAGCTTAGCCCCTGTTTTACCCTGCTCAATGTGAAGATGGTTGTCGTTTATGTCTGACCATTTCATTCTGCATAAATCGCCTACTCTCTGCCCTGTAACGACAGCCAAATCCATTGCCAGCCTCAGCCAGATTGGGAGCGGTTCGGCTGCATGGTAAATCGCGACATATTCATTAGCTGTCAGTCTTGAACGCCTTACTTCTGATTTTGCTGTGCGGGTTGCTGTTACCGGATTCGTAGCCACATGCCCCTCGGCTATTGCCTCACGAAAAACGTCAACAAGGGTTGACCTGATTAATTTTGCGGAAGCCGCTTTACCTTCTGCTACGTAGGTGTTTAGCATTGCTGCCACCTCTTTCGTTGATATGTCAGCGAGCGGTTTGTCCGGCAATTTTCTTCGGATTGCCCTGATTTTGCTGGCGTAGTCGAGTAGAGTTTTCGGCCTGATACCCCTCTCGCTGAGGATTGTTTCATATCGGTCAAGCCACGCATGAAGAGTGATTGCGTCAGCGCCTTTAATTCTGTCTATCAGTGACTCACGCCTGTTCCCGGATAGCAACTCAATATTGGCCTGTATTGCTTCAGTGATTGCTATCCTCCTGTCTCGGCCTAATCCGAACTCTTTACCCGTCCTTGGGTCCCTGTAGCAGTAATATCCATTGTTTCTTATATAAAGGTTAGGGGGTAAATCCCGGCGCTCATGACTTCGCCTTCTTCCCATTTCTGATCCTCTTCAAAAGGCTACTTGTTACTGGTCGATTTAAGTCAACCTTTACCGCTGATTCGTGGAACAGATACTCTCTTCCATCCTTAACCGGAGGAGGGAATATCCTGCATTCGCGCACCCATCGACGAACTGTTTCAAGGCTTCTTGGGCGTCGCTGGCGTGCATTCCACTCCTGAAGTGTCAAGTACATCGCAAAGTCTCCGCAATTACACGCAAGAAAAGCCGCATTGATGCGGCAATGGTAGGTCTGGATATCTTGAGAAATGAACAGGCCTCATTGAGTGTGAGGCTGTGGTTAGTCCTTGCGTAGCTCGCTAATTCTTCTGTAAGTCTCTGGTGCTTTGTTTCCGTGTATCTTCATTTCAGACTTCAACAGAGCGACGAGGGAATCCCATTCGTTGAGGATGCCTTTGAATGCCGGAACGCGCTTTGCAACCTTGTCGAATGAATCTCTGATTTCTGGAATCTGCTCAACAAGTGCAACGCATCGCCGGAAGTCTGCTGCGTCATGTGGAGCGCCGAAGTGATGACCATAGATATTCTTTTTCAGTCCACATGCGATTGAGGCAAGAGTTGCGCTACTGATGCCAACATCGCCAGTCGATTGCCATTTCAAAACCTTCATAGCCAAATCTGACATTTCTTGTCTCCATAAAACAAAACCCGCCGTAGCGAGTTCAGATAAAAGAAATCCCCGCGAGTGCGAGGATTGTTATTCATTGCCGATATTCACCTTTATCGCGAACACCTTTACCGGTTTATCTCCTTTGCATGGCGCGTAATTTTTTCAGATGGTTCTCCTGCTCTGTTTCAGCCAGAATTTGTCGGTATTCCTGGTGATCGATCCGTTCAAACAGTTCATTAAAATCGTTTATTTTTACCGACTGTGTTCGCCCATCCATTCTTCTGTACAACACAGTGTTGTTTATGCAGCGAAGAATTTTTATCGGGTAGCCGGCGCTATCGGTGTATATCTGACCACGTTGAATCAGAGCGAACATTCCTTTATCCCCAGCGGAAAAGCGAATACAGAATAAATGCCACCGCGATTGCAACTCCTACAGCGGTGAATGCTTCAGGCCAATTCATCATTCACTCCCTGCGGCGGTTCTGGTAGCAGCATCCAGTACAAGGCGTTCCCTAACCACGATAAAGTGCCGTCGCTCAACTCCACGTATTCCTCTTGTACCTGTCCTGCCATATACTCACCGTGCTTTGAATAAATTAAAATCCAATCATCTTGAGCGGGCATTCGCTCACTACAGCTTATCCAACCACCCGGACTTACCGGAGAGTTGCCAGTCTTACGCATGGCAATCTCCACGATTTCAACCATATCTCCTGGCAGAATTTTACAAAGCTGGCCAAAGCGCCTCTGCTGCCTGGCATACTCGAGGATGTGCTCCAGTTTGGTTCGATTAATCATGATTTATCTCCCTTAAGCATGGCTGCACGGCAGGCGTTCCAGCCTCTCACCTCTGCAATAGCTGCAACAGCATCAACTGTGTACATGCTAAGAGGGTTAGGCATTGGTTTTTCTTCCGGTACTACTGGCGATGGCTGTTTGGCTTCTAAATCAGCAATTCTGTCAACTACGGCATCGACAGCATCTGAAAAACTGAAACAGTTACTCCACTCAGGCCTATCCCCGGTTGTTGCGAAGTACATATCAGCTAAAGCAGACTCAGCATGGTCACGCTCGTTAATGAGTTGCTCTTCGCTTTTCTCCAGTTCAGCAATACGTTTACTCCCATCCGAGATAACACCTTCGTAATACTCACGCTGCTCGTTGAGTTTTGATTTTGCTTCCTCAAGCTCAACACGCAGCTTCCCTACCGTTAGCGCAATTTCCTCGTTCTCCTGGTCGCGGCGTTTGATGTATTGCTGGTTTCTTTCCCGTTCATCCAGCAGTGCCAGCACAATCGATGGTGTTACCAGCTCATGGAAAAGGTCCGCATCAAATCCCCAGTCGTCATGCATTGCCTGCTCTGCCGCTTCACGCAGTGCCTGAGAGTTAATTTCGCTCACTTCGAACCTCTCTGTTTACTGATAAGCTCCAGATCCTCTTGGCAACTTGCACAAGTCCGACAACCCTGAACGGCCAGACGTCTTAGTTCATCTATCGGATCGCCACACTCACAACAATGAGTGGCAGATATAGCCTGGTGGTTCAGGCGGTGCATTTTTATTGCTGTGTTGCGCTGTAATTCTTCAATTTCTGATGCTGAATCAATGATGTCTGCCATCTTCCATTAATCCCTGAATTGTTGGTTAATACGCTTGAGGGTGAATGCGAACAATAAAAAAGGAGCCTGTAGCTCCCTGATGATTTTGCTTTTCATGTTCATCGCTCCTTAAAGACGCCGTTTAACATGCCGATCGCCAGACTTAAATGAGTCGGTGTGAATCCCATTAGCGTTACCGTTTCGCGGTGCTTCTTCAGTACGCTACGGCAAATGTCATCGACGTTTTTATCCGGAAACTGCTGTCTGGCTTTTTTGATTTCAGAATTAGCCTGACGGGCAATGCTGCGAAGGGCGTTTTCCTGCTGAGGTGTCATTGAACAAGTCCCATGTCGGCAAGCATAAGCACACAGAATATGAAGCCTGCTGCCAGAAAAATGCATTCTGTTGTTGTCATGCCGGGTCTCTCTCGTTTGCTTCTGCTTTCGCCGCCATCATTTCCAGCTTTTGTGAAAGGGATGTGGCTAACGTATGAAATTCTTCGTCTGTTTCTACTGGTATTGGCACAAACCTGACTCCAATTTGAGCGAGGCTATGTGCCATCCCGATACTCGTTCTTAATTCAACAGGAGATGCTTTGTGCATACAGCCCCTCGTTTATTATTTATCTCTTCAGCCAGCCGCTGTGCTTTCAGTGGATTTCGGATAACAGAAAGGCCGGGAAATACCCAGCCTCGCTTTGTAACGGAGTAGACGAAAGTGATCGTGCCTACCCGGATATTATCGTGAGGATGCTTCATTACCATTGCTCCCCATATACAAAACCAATTTCAGCCAGTGCCTCGTCCATTTTTTCGATGAACTCCGGCACCATCTCGTCAAAACTCGCCATGTACTTTTCATTCCGCTCAATCACGACATAATGCAGGCCTTCACGCTTCATGCGCGGGTCATAGTTGGCAAAGTACCAGGCATCTTTTCGTGTCACCCACATGCTGTACTGCACCTGGGCCATGTAAGCCGATTTTATGGCCTCGAAACCACCGAGCCGGAACTTCATGAAATCCCGGGAGGTAAACGGGCATTTCAGCTCAAGGCCGTTGCCGTCACTGCATAAACCATCGGGAGAGCAGGCGGTGCGCATACTTTCGTCGCGATAGATGATCGGGGATTCAGTAACATTCACGCCGGAAGTGAACTCAAAGAGGGTTCTGGCGTCGTTCTCGTACTGTTTTCCCCAGGCCAGAGCCTTAGCGTTAACTTCCGGAGCCACACCGGTGCAAACCTCAGCCAGCAGGGTGTGGAAGTAGGACATTTTCATGTCAGGCCACTTCTTTCCTGATCGGGGTTTTGCTATTACGTTGTGAATTTCTGAAGCTGTGATGACGCCGAGCCGTAATTTGTGCCACGCATCATCTCCCTGTTCGACAGCTCTCACGTCGATCCCAGTACGCTGCAGGATAATGTCCGGTGTCATGCTGCCACCTTCTGTTCAGTGGCTTTTTGTTTCAGGAATCCAAGAGCTTTTACTGCTTCGGCCTGTGTCAGTTCTGACGATGCACGAATGTCGCGGCGAAATATCTGGGAACAGAGCGGCAATAAGTCGTCATCCCATGTTTTATCCAGGGCGATCAGCAGAGTGTTAATTTCCTGCATGGTTTCATCGTTAACCGGAGTGATGTCGCGTTCCGGCTGACGTTCTGCAGTGTATGCGGTATTTTCGACAATGCGCTCGGCTTCATCCTTGTCATAGATACCAGCAAATCCGAAGGCGAGACGGGCACACTGAATCATGGCTTTATGACGTAACATCCGTTTGGGATGCGACTGCCACGGCCCCGTGATTTCTCTGCCTTCGCGGGTTTTGAATGGTTCGCGGCGGCATTCATCCATCCACTCGGTAACGCAGATCGGATGATTACGGTCCTTGCGGTAAATCCGGCATGTGCAGGATTCATTGTCCTGCTCAAAGTCCATGCCATCAAACTGCTGGTTTTCGTTGATGATGCGGGACCAGCCATCAACGCCCACCACCGGAACGATGCCGTTCTGCTTATCAGGGAAGGCGTAAATTTCTTTCGTCCACGGATTAAGGCCGTACTGGTTGGCGACGATCAGCAATGCGATGAACTGCGCATCGCTGGCATCACCTTTAAATGCCGTCTGGCGAAGAGTGGTGATCAGTTCCTGTGGGTCGACAGAATCCATGCCGACACGTTCAGCCAGCTTCCCAGCCAGCGTTGCGAGTGCTGTACTCATCCGTTTTATACCTCTGAATCAATATCAACCTGGTGGTGAGCAATGGTTTCAACCATGTACCGGATGTGTTCTGCCATGCGTTCCTGAAACTCAACATCGTCATCAAACGCACGGGTAATGGCTTTTTTGCTGGCCCCGTGGCGTTGCAAATGATCGATGCATAGCGATTCAAACAGGTGCTGGGGCAGGCCTTTTTCCATGTCGTCTGCCAGTTCTGCCTCTTTCTCTTCACGGGCGATCTGCTGGTAGTGACGCGCCCAGCTCTGAGCCTCAAGACGATCCTGAATGTAATAAGCGTTCATGGCTGAACTCCTGAAAATGGCTGTGAAAATATCGCCCGCGAAATGCCAGGCTGATTAGGAAAACAGGAAAGGGGGGTAGTGAATGCTTTTGCTTGATCTCAGTTTCTGTATTAATATCCATTTTTTATAAGCGTCGACGGCCTCACGAAACATCTTTTCATCGCCAATAAAAGTGGCGATAGTGAATTTAGTCTGGATAGCCATAATTGTTTGATCCATTTTTCGGGACTCCTGGCTGATTAAGTATGTCGATAAGGCGTTTCCATCCGTCACGTAATTTACGGGTAATTCGTTCAAGTAAAGATTCGGAAGGGCAGCCAGCAACAGGCCACCCTGCAATGGCATATTGCATGGTGTGCTCCTTATTTATACATAACGAAAAACGCCTCGAGTGAAGCGTAATTGGTATGCGGTAACGCCGCGCTCAGGCGGCTTTGATAGTCATATCATCTGGATCAAATATTCCTGATGTATCGATATCGGTAATTCTTATTCCTTCGCTACCATCCATTGGAGGCCATCCTTCCTGACCATTTCCATCATTCCAGTCGAACTCACACACAACACCATATGCATTTAAGTCGCTTGAAATTGCTATAAGCAGAGCATGTTGCGCCAGCATGATTAATACAGCATTTAATACAGAGCCGTGTTTATTGAGTCGGTATTCAGAGTCTGACCAGAAATTATTAATCTGGTGAAGTTTTTCCTCTGTCATTAAGTCATGGTCGATTTCAATTTCTATTGATGTTTTCCAGTCGTAATCAATGATGTATTTTTTGATGTTTGACATCTGTTCATATCCTCACAGAAAAAAATCGCCCTCACATTAGAGGGCAAAGAAGATTTCCAATAATCAGAACAAGTCGGCTCCTGTTTAGTTACGAGCGACATTGCTCCGTGTATTCACTCGTTGGAATGAATACACAGTGCTTACTCGTACTAATAAAATACCCAATTTTCTGTTTCTTGGTTGTGTCCAAAGTTATATTCAATATCTGGTGTTGATGTATCAATATTTTTCATCCCATCAACAAGAGTTGATACAACAGCCAAATCTTGTTTTATTCTCATTAAATGGTATTTCTTCCGGCGCAATAAACTTTCAATAGCAAGTTTCTTCGTTGGGAATGCAAAAGATCTTTCTGCATTTTTTGCTACTTTCTTAATTGCATATCTATTTCTCCTTTGTTTCCATTCCTGTAACCACTGATTTGGTGCTGGTTTAAAATTAACAATCCAATGCGCAGGAACCAACCATGCATAATGCTCTGTCTGATGAAAAGCTATATATTGAAGTGCGAATATTTTTATCCCATCTTCTTCAACTGTCGCCTGGAATCTCCAGAAAACAGGCATTCCATCATGTTCAGTTTCTGATTCAGGAAAAGGTACGCTCCATGATTTTGTCATATCTCACCTCAAATAAGTGGTTTGCTGCCTAATTTCATTTTCTGGCGACCAACACAAGTCACACCCATTTCACTGCGTGGCTTGCTGTAATAAATTAGGTTAGTTCAGCCAATAAAAAACCCACCGAAGTGGGCTATGACCATTTTTTATTTGGATTTCGTTGGTGAGCGTGATTAACAACTCTGTGCATTACATCCTCATATTTTTCATCTTCAATTTTTTCGACATCGCGAGGAAATGGTGTTGCTAATGCTTTGTCAACTTTGTCCATTGGGTCTTCATTAATCTTATATTCAGGACCGTCATCTATAGCATTAAATCCAGGTGTTACACCGTTTTTTAATGCATATGCTATCCTCTTTTCCCATCTCGCTATTCTCCTCCTGTCTCGAGATGTAAGACCTCTATCAGATACTTTTCTGTTTTGTCCGCGGTCAGGATTAACATAAATAGTCTTTTTCACCATAAGCATACTCAATAAGCACCGTACGGTAGTTTACTGTACAATTTTATTTTTTGGACTGCATGTATTTTGTTTCCTAATGGGTTTGAATCCTTGTAATAAATACTTCTATTTTTTCGAACAACTTCTTCTTTCTTCTTGCAGCAAAGGCTTCCTAGTGATGCTGCTTTGTCTGCTCTGACGCAACCAGAGAGCTTTAGCGCAATTTTTCGCGCCAGTGCTTCATTACTGCGTCGCTCGGCAATAAGTTCTGCTCTGCGAGCTTTGTAGCGGCTTTTTGCCGTACCTTTGGATTCTTTCCAGACAATGGTTACCATGATGGTCTCCTTTAAGTGGCTTTGGCGCATGACGCGTCGAGGTGCTTATCTTCTCGATCGCTGTCTTGCAGCTGCAATTCGCGCCATCCCCAAAACCACTCAAGTTCTGGTCTCAACGGTTAGGTTGAGAGTTCGTCGATGTTAAAGAGCCTGCCAATCTGTTCCGTTTGGCTTCCAGCCTCCTGCTGACGGCTTAAATTTAAGACCTCTTAATTTTTTGGTCAAGTGCATTTTTGAAGAAAACTTAATTTTATGGGCGCGAATTTAGTTTGTCTTTGATTTTTAACGGGAAATAAAAAAGGGGCGAAAGCCCCTTAAGGAAGGTTTGCTAGCTTGGCATCAACGACAACGCCAATGATTTTACAGTTCCCATTGATTTCAATCATTGGGTATTGTGGATTGAGTGGTTTCAGGAATTTTCTACCGGCATCAATAACTAACTTTTTGAATGTCGCCTCGTTTTCTCCTTCAAGTTTGGCGACTACCAGCTTTCCATTACGTGGTTCGACTTCTGGGTCGACGAGAATAATCATCCCTTCAGGAATACTCAGTCCTGCCGGGGCAGTCATTGAATCACCTTTAACGTCGAGCCAAAAAGAGTCTTCAGAACAATCTACCGTTGTGTCGTACCAGTTATCTATTGCACGCCTATGATATGGCTCTACAGCTTCCATCCAACATCCTGCGCTTACCCAACTAATTAGAGGATACGAACCTCTTGGATCATGCCTGCTGTGATAGGCAATGTTTGAAAGACTATCCTCTCCTTTCAACAGGTAATCAGGGGAGCACTGCAAAGCCTTGGCTAAGGCCAATAGGTTTTCGCCATTGGGCTCAGTTTCAGATCGCTCCCATTGGGAAATAGCAACATTAGACACGCCAACCATCTTGCCAAGGGCAGCCTGCCTAATCTTGAGTTCTTTTCTGCGAGCGCGAATACGCTCACCCATCAGTTGTGTATTCATAGTTAAGACATCTTAAATAAACTTGACTTAAGATTCCTTTGGTGGATAATTTAAGTGTTCTTTAATTTCGGAGCGAGTCTATGTACAAAAAAGATGTTATTGACCACTTCGGAACCCAGCGTGCTGTTGCTAAAGCACTAGGCATTAGCGATGCAGCAGTCTCTCAGTGGAAAGAAGTTATCCCAGAGAAAGACGCCTATCGATTGGAAATCGTTACAGCTGGCGCCCTGAAGTATCAAGAAAGTGCTTACCGCCAAGCGGCATAAGTAAATTGCTCTTTAACAGTTCTGGCCTTTCACCTCTAACCGGGTGAGCAAACATCAGCGGCAAATCCACTGGGTGTGCCGCTATATATCAATATAGGAAAATTAACAAATGGCACAAGCAAGTTACAGCAAGCTAACACAGCGAGAAATTGATCGCGCAGAAACAGATTTACTCATCAACCTGTCAACGCTTACCCAGCGCGGTCTGGCAAAGATGATTGGCTGTCATGAATCGAAGATAAGCAGAACGGACTGGAGATTTATTGCTTCGGTCTTGTGTGCTTTCGGAATGGCATCAGACATCAGTCCGATTAGCAGGGCTTTTAAGTATGCGCTTGATGAAATCACAAAGAAAAAATCCCCGGTGGCCGCCGGGGACTCTAAGCAAATTGATATGCAATTCTGAGGGAATTACTGGATCAATCCACAGGAGTCATTATGACAAATACAGCAAAAATACTCAACTTCGGCAGAGGTAACTTTGCCGAACAGGAGCGTAATGTGGCAGATCTCGATGATGGTTACGCCAGACTATCAAATATGCTGATTGAGGCTTATTCAGGCGCAGATCTGACCAAGCGACAGTTTAAAGTGCTGCTTGCCATTCTGCGTAAAACCTATGGGTGGAATAAACCAATGGACAGAATCACCGATTCTCAACTTAGCGAGATTACAAAGTTACCTGTCAAACGGTGCAATGAAGCCAAGTTAGAACTCGTCAGAATGAATATTATCAAGCAGCAAGGCGGCATGTTTGGACCAAATAAAAACATCTCAGAATGGTGCATCCCTCAAAACGAGGGAGGTTCCCCTAAAATGAGGGAGATCCCTCAAAACGAGGGAAAATCCCCTAAAACGAGGGATAAAACATCCCTCAAATTAGGGGATTGCTATCCCTCAAAACAGGGGGACACAAAAGACACTATTACAAAAGAAAAAAGAAAAGATTATTCGTCCGAGAATTCTGGCGAATCCTCTGACCAGCCAGAAAACGATCTTTCTGTGGTTAAACCGGATGCTGCAATTCAGAGCGGCAGCAAGTGGGGAACAGCAGAAGACCTGACCGCCGCAGAGTGGATGTTTGACATGGTGAAGACCATCGCACCATCAGCCAGAAAACCGAATTTTGCAGGGTGGGCTAACGATATCCGCCTGATGCGTGAACGTGACGGACGTAACCACCGCGATATGTGTGTGCTTTTCCGCTGGGCCTGCCAGGACAACTTCTGGTCCGGTAACGTGCTGAGTCCGGCCAAACTCCGCGACAAGTGGACCCAGCTCGAAATCAACCGTAACAAGCAACAGGCAGGCGTGACAGCCAGCAAACCAAAACTCGACCTGACAAACACTGACTGGATTTACGGGGTGGATTTATGAAAAACATCGCCGCACAGATGGTTAACTTTGACCGTGAGCAGATGCGTCGGATCGCCAACAACATGCCGGAACAGTACGACGAAAAGCCGCAGGTACAACAGGTAGCGCAGATCATCAACGGTGTGTTCAGCCAGTTACTGGCAACTTTCCCGGCGAGCCTGGCTAACCGTGACCAGAACGAACTGAACGAAATCCGCCGCCAGTGGGTTCTGGCTTTCCGGGAAAACGGGATCACCACAATGGAACAGGTTAACGCAGGAATGCGCGTAGCCCGTCGGCAGAATCGACCATTCCTGCCATCACCCGGGCAGTTTGTTGCATGGTGCCGGGAAGAAGCATCCGTTATCGCCGGACTGCCAAACGTCAGCGAGCTGGTTGATATGGTTTACGAGTATTGCCGGAAGCGAGGCCTGTATCCGGATGCGGAGTCTTATCCGTGGAAATCAAACGCGCACTACTGGCTGGTTACCAACCTGTATCAGAACATGCGGGCCAATGCGCTTACTGATGCGGAATTACGCCGTAAGGCCGCAGATGAGCTTGTCCATATGACTGCGAGAATTAACCGTGGTGAGGCGATCCCTGAACCAGTAAAACAACTTGCTGTCAGGGGCGGTAGACCTCTAAATCGTGCACAGGCTCTGGCGAAGATCGCAGCACTCAAAGCTAAGTTCGGACTGAAAGGAGCAAGTGTATGACGGGCAAAGAGGCAATTATTCATTACCTGGGGACGAATAATAGCTTCTGTGCGCCGGACGTTGCCGCGCTAACAGGCGCAACAGTAACCAGCATTAAGCAGGCCGCGGCT